CAATACCGACGATGAGGACATCTCTATGAGTGCACAGATCATCAACATCCGCGCCAACCTGCGGCCGGTGGTGCGCCAGCAGTGCGACGCCATCACCGGCGCCGAAGGCGCCACCGTGCTGTGGGTGCGCTGGTCGGCGGCGGTGTGGCGCGACTGGCTGCGCGCCTGGTGGGGCATCTAGGCGGTCCGCCCCGCCGCCAGCCCCGCCGCCCGCGCGGCGCAGGCCAGCGCCGTGCGCCGGTCGATCTGCACCGGCCGGCCGTCGGGAGGGCTTCGCTCCGCCAAAGCCGCTCACTGCGGGCTTTGTGTTTTCTGGGGCCGGCCTGATGGCCCGGTAACAAGCGGCGCATCTTCCGGGATCGCCCACCGGCCCATGTGCTGGTATGCGCCCGGGATGCGGCCCTGTGCGAGCAGGGCCTGGATGCGGCGGGCGGATACGCCGTGCTTCTTGGCGTAGGCGGCGGGGGTTAGGAGGGTCATTCCGTTTCCACAAAATCATGCGCAGGGTCGTATGCTAGACGCTGCGCTTCCTGCCGGACTAGGCGGCCGATAAGATGGGCGCGCCGTCCGACTCCCCCGTCGGTATACCCGACGAATGGCCTAAAAAGGCCTGCCGCCTGAAGGGCACGGATGCCCGCATGGCGGGCGGCTTTTGCTTGCTTTGTGATTTTCATCTCTTCCTCCTGTGGCAAGGCGCATTGGTGAGGTCAGAATGAGACGTGGGCGCGTGCCCACCTTTTGGTTGTGCGACTGTAGAGCCACGGACCGTCTGGTCCATGCCACAACTCCATGCGGCCCTGGATTTTGACCAGGGTGCGGCCCTTTCTTGCTGCAAACGCTTCGTGCTTGGTCATCTCGCTCTCCTCATCTGCCGGGCTGCCCGTCGCATCCCGTTGAAGTAACTATACGCTAAGCGAACAGTTTAACCAATCAAACATTTTTATGTGGTGTGCATCGCCAAGTCGACCGCAGGGGACCGCAATGCGCTGCTCTCACTGACCCATCGCGCGATGATCGACGCCAGGGATGCATCATGCGCCGTGCGGCGAGATGGTCGCGCAATTCCTCCACCAGGCTGGCTGGCAGCATCGTCACCCGGCCCTTGTCGCCCTTGCCCTCGCGGATGATGATCTCGCGCCGCTCCAGGTCGATGTCCTTGACCCGCAATCGCAGGCCTTCGAGGAGCCGCATGCCGGTCCCGTAGAGGAGCTTGATGACCAGGCCCGGCGTGCCGTGCACGTGGCGCAGCAGGGCTGTGACCTCGCGCTGGGTCAGGACGGTGGGGATACGCCGCGACTCGCGGGCGCGGGTAATGCCGTCGAGCCATGGCAGATCAATGCCGAGGACCTGGCGGTAGAGGTAGAGCAGAGCGTGGAGGGCCTGATTCTGGGTGGATGCCGACACATCGCGCTCGGTGGCGAGGTGGGTTAGATAGGTCTCCACCTCCGCCGCGCCCATCTCCGCCGGATGGCGCAGCCCGTGGTGGTGGATATAGGCCTTGATCCAGTGGCAGTAGGCGCGCTCGGTGCGCAGCGAATAGTGGGCCACGCGCATGCACTCGCGGACGCGATCCATCAGGCGGGGCTGATGGGTTGCCGCGTTGGCTGTCGCGTTGCGTTCGATGGTTGTAGGCATGGCGCGGTATCCTGGCTGTGGCGGAACGTTATTCGACAGAATCCGTTGTTGAATTGGAGTTAGGTTTCTTCACTTCCGTTTGCGGTTCAGCGTAGCCACAAGCCACGCCTTTCCGCCCCGTGCTTCGTACTCTGCCCGCTGCGCTTCCGTCACCCGCTCCCGGATCATGGCCGTCTGCGCCTCGTCAGGCGGCAGGGCAGGGCGTCCGCGCGGTTTCTTCTGTGTCGCCTTAGTCATTGGCACCCCGCATGTATTCGCGCAGCGTGAGCGTTTCCCCAGCGTGCAGCCGCTTGTTGCACTTCGGGCAGGTGTAGGTCGAGCCGCGCGAGCCGTCGCTGTGCTGGCAGTCCACCGGGTATGGTGCCTCAGACCAGCCGCGCGCCATGTTCCACAGGTCAGGCTCACCGTCGCTGCATGGCGTGCCGGGCCGCGATTGCGCTCCGCAGCACTGACAAACAGCCCGCACTTTCCCATTTCTCGCAAGTACATAATTGACCGCGTTTTTGGTGTTCATCGTTTGCTCCCGCTTTCGTTGATCGTGCTTTTAGTGTGGCACAACAATTAGCGGTACGCAAGCATTATTTGTGGCACAAAAACCTAACTCCACATTCCACCGGACCGCCTACCGGCGGCCGGTGAATTTCGCGTTAGAGGGCAAGCGCAACCTGCTGCGCCCGCCTCGTCCATACCGGGGCGCTGTTCTGCGCCTCGATCCTCTCTGCAATCACTTCTGCGCGCTGGGCGGCGGTCGGTGGCTGGTAGATGCCGAAGCGGCTCAGGCTTCCGCTATTCACGGCGGCGTTCGTGCTGTCGGCCGAGGCAAGCGGCAGCCGCGTGAAAATCTCCGGGTCCAACATCCGTAGCCCATGCAGCCGCGCAGCGGGCCGGCCGTGCTCGTCGCAAATGGCGTCCAGCGCCTCGCTCATTCGCGCCCACCATCCGGCGGTTCCTGGGTGCGCCCACTGGCCGGAACTGCCGAGGGCGACGGTGGTCCAGCGGTCGCAGAGCCGCGCGAGCCGGTCCAAGCTCTCGTGCATGTGCCAGACCGGGACGCCGTATCGGCCAAGGTCGGCATCCTCAAAAACAGAAATGAGCTCATCGTTGGCTTGTTCATCGCCCTCAATCACGTCCGGTATCAAGGCCCAGTCAAAGCGGGGGTGCTTGCACCAGTCCCGCACCCATGCGAGGTAGCCTGGAACGTCCAGCTCCGCACCGCGCTTCCACACGCTGAAGGCCCCGTTGTCGAACACCATCGACCGGCACACCTCGGCAATGATCGGCAGGTCATCAGGCCGCGGAAACGGTACGAGAGCATCGCGGCCTTTCCAGAATCGCGCCTGGTCCTGCCTCGTTCCGCCGCCAGGAGATCCGTGGTATTTCTTCATTTCGCTCCGTTCCATTGCCCTCTAACTCCACGCTGCACCGGAGGCGCTACGCGCCCCGGTGAGCTTCGGCGTTAGACCCCAGGTGCATGCAGCGTCTTGGTGTTTGACGTGCCAGCCTCACGGCATCTCTGGCGACCCGCCTCAAAAACTCCGCGCGTGAACTGGCTCTTGAACGGGTTTTCCTTGATGCCATGTTCTTCTGCCGCCCAGCCAAGGCGGAACGCTGACGGGTTGTCCCAGCACATGGGCGCCAGCGTGGCCCATGGTTCGACGGTCAGGTCGATCTTTTCTTTGTACCCACCATGGGGGCACTCCGTGTGGTGCATGTCCTTGTCCATATGGTCCTCTCATCGTTGTTGTGGCGGGGGTCTAACCGCCAGTTCAACCGGACGCCAAGGCGCCGGTTAACTTATTGGTTAGGTGGCTGGGTGGGTTTGTTCGGCGGCATATAAGGCGGCTCATTCACAACCTGCACGCCGAGCGGGTTCAGCACTTTGGAAAAATCCCAAACGCTGATCTTTTTCAGGCCGAGGCTTTCAATTCGCTCATCCCACGAGCGGTCATCAAATGCGTGGTTCAGGTCAATGCACGGCTCTTCATTCAGCCAATAGCAGGTGATGAAGTTAGAGAGCCGCGTGAAAAAATACGCCCACTGCGTGCCATGCAGAACGCCACGGGAAACAGGGGAGTCGCACCACTTCATCGCATCTTCAACTGGCATCATGAATCTAATTCCTGAGTTGTTCCCGGCCTCGGTAGCCGTATACAAGATCGCCAAGTCATGCAGCGCCGCCATGTTCACGCCGGCATGCGGGTTCGGCTTCGGCGGTATCGGGGTCTCTTCGGCATCAAAAAGCCCAAACTGTTGCGGAATGCCCACCTAACCACTGCTCCCAGCGGACGGCTTCGCCGCCGCTGAAGCGATGGCGTTATCCGGCTGCGCCTTTGCGGCCTCGATCTCCCGAGCCAGCTCGCGTATTCCCTTTGCCTGCCATGCAAGATCGACCGCCTCACGCATGGCGTTGGCTATCGTCTGTTCTGCCGCTCGCTTCAAGCTGCGCACTGCATGGCGCTCCGGGTGCTCCAAGTCAATTCCGGCGTCCATCGCTCGCACCTCTGCCAGCGCGTGTATCACCTGGTCGGCCAAGCTCATGTTTTCAGCCATTCCGTTCTCCACCGCCGGATAACCCGGCGTGCAAGGCGGACCGCCTGCGGCGGTCCTCGTCTGTGCGGTTTCAGCGGCGCAGTGCCGCCGCAGGCGTCCGCTTCACTCTGCGTTGGGCGTCATGGTCTGTACGCACCGTCTCCGGTGTTCCATGCCTCGTTCAAATCCCTCTCGTAGCGGTCGCTGGCCTTGTAGTCTTCTTCCAGCAGTTCGCACAGCAGCACCCGAGTCTCGTCGTCTCCGTGCCGCACGGT